CGCGCTACCTGGCCGGCCTCGGCTTCGCCCGCCGGCCGAGCCACCATCTCGAGCTGGACGGCGCGATCGTCAGCCGCGAGCGGCGCCCGGCCCTGCGCATGTTCTACGGGCGCCCGTTCCGCGCGACGTCGCCCGACACGCTGGGCAAGCCGCGCGACCTGACCATCGCCGAGGCCAGCGGCTGGAACGGCCCGGACGCCCAGCACTGGTTCTTTGCCACGTTGGCGTCGGCGCACCGGCTGACCGGATCGCCCGCCTGCCAGCACCTTCTGCAGCACGAGGCGCGGCGCTACCTGATCGAGCGCACGACGGCGAAGGGCTGGGGCACCAGCGACCCGTTCTCGGCGCGGGAGATCGGATGGGAAGGCATCGCGGTCGTGCACCTGTGGCGCGAGCTGGCCGACCGCGCGCTGGCGGAGCAGGTGCGAGCCCACTGGCGGCTGCGGGTGACGCAGGTCTTGCTGCCGTGGATCGGCGGCCGCGACATCTGGCAGACGATCGTCGACGACGGGCGCGTCGGCTCCGGGGCTTGGTGGCTGGCGTGGCATCAGGCGATCGGCGCCTACGGCTTGGACCTGGGCTGCCGAGTGCTCGGCCCGGTCGAGGGTGTGGCCGTGGCCCAGGCTGCCGCCCGCCGCGTGGTGGCTGACGCATGGCAGCAGCAGGGCGGCCGCTGGGTCGAGGCCGAGAACCTGGCGATGGATGGGCGCCGGCATCGAAGCGGCTTCTTCTCGACGGCCTGGCTGCCGTGTGCGGTCGCGGTGGTGCTGCGCTACGAGCCCGGCAACGCCAAGGCCAAGGCCATCTGGCAGCAGATGCTCGCCGACACTGCGGCCGGGGCTCCGAACGTGCGCGGCTGGCTGCCGCCGGGGGTGCAGTGATGGGCTACGAGGACCGCGAGAGGCATTCGTTCTTCGGGTTCGAGTTCGAGGCCACGTGCGCCGAACAGCGTCGGGTGGTGGCCGAGGTCAAGCGCTCGGAGCAATACGCAGACTGGCACGCAGCCGGCACGGTGGCCAAGAACACGCATGTGGGGGCAGAGAAAATGCCGGCGCTGCAAGCGCAGCGGGCGCTGCTGCATCTTGCGGCTGTGGCATTGGCGGTGGCGGAGCAGAAGCTGCTGCTTGTTGTGGCGAAGGCGATCGAGGACCTCGGCCCGCCGGAGCTCTGAGGCTAGGCCGCTCGGCCTGCGTCCGGGGATGTCAGGGTGAAGTTGCCCTGACGCATCCCCGGGGGATGCGAGGGACGGAGCGCGCCATTGGGCGGCGTGGGGCGTTGCCCAACTTTGCCCTTGTCGCGATGTCGCGATGTCGCTGTTCGCGAATCGCGCAGAAGATCGCGCATGCGCGAGTGTGCGCGATTCGTGGTTCCCACTTCAGTTCCCACTTCGGTTCCCACTGGAGTTCCCACGTCGGTTCCCACTGACGGGCAACGACGGGCAATGCTCGTCGCTGCTCTTGGGGTGCCCGTCGCGAAGTGGCGCACGTGTAGCGTCGCGAAGTGGCGCACGAGGGCTTGCCCCGCCAAAGCGTAGGGCCCAAACCGCCGGCTACAGGGCGGCGAAGTTGGCGTCAGCCTTCAGGCAGTTCCCAGACCTTGGCTACGGCCAGCAGGTCGCTCACGGCATGCTCGTAGCCAGCGCGGATCGCCTGCAGTAGCCGGCGCTGCCGCTCGGCGTACGCCTCGGCGTCCGGGTATCCGGCCACGTGCTCGCACGGATCGATGCGCTGCAGCACCGCGGCGAGGTCTCGGCGGAGCAGGATCTCGGCGTGGTCGTGGCCGAGCTCGCCTTCCCACTGGGTGCAGTAGCGCACGACGAGGCAATGCCTCTGTTCGGGGCCGGGCGGGGCGAGGTCGTGCGACCACCACTCGAGCTCGTGCCATCGCGACTGGCGCGGCCCGCTGTGGGTGCGACTGCTCGCCTGCGCCTGCAGGCCGTAGTGGTCGAGCCGCAGGGCCGGGAGGCCGGTGCGGCGGATGAGGACGTGATCGGATCGTCCGGTCATGGCATGTCTCCGCGCTCGATCTCGTCGTCTGCCGTGTCGCTGTGGATCCACAGCCAACTACCGTTCGCCACCGCTCTGGCGTCACGGGCCGGCCATTCGTCCTCTCGGATGAGCTGGCGGAGCACGTCCTCGGCGTTCGCGGCCACGATGGTGCCGCTGACAGCTTCCGTGGCGAAGCGGTATCGATGGAGGCCCGCCTCCTCTATCTGCGCGGTGGCCCGCTCGGTGGCGTCTACGGCTGCGGCCACGAACTCGGCCCACGACTCGTCATCCCATTTCGTCAGCGCATCCCACTCCATGCTCTCGTGGCGATTGCCCTCCTGAGGGACGTACCCGCGAAGGTCGGCGAAGCGGGCCAGCTCGCCGGAGAACGACCCGAAATTGCTGTAGTGGAACATATCTGCGTATCGATCCTGTGCCCGCAGTGCGCCGCGGGCCAGCGTCCCGGTGCCTCCGGGTCGGTCGCGAGTCACTCGCTCGCGATGTCGATACTATACGGATCGGGATGGAAAGTTGCAAGCGATGGAGATAGAATCTTTCGCATGATCGACAAGCAACTATTGGCAAAGGAGTTAGGCGCACGGGTCGCCGCGGCGCGATCGAACCGAACGCAGGCGGCAGTGGCGAAACTGGCCGCGATGGCACCGAACACCTGGGCCAGGATCGAGCGGGGCGAGATGGTGCCGCGGGCAGACGCTCTGCGGCGGATCGCGCTCGCGCTCGGCGTGTCGGCCGATTGGCTGCTGCAGATCCCATAGGTGGGACCAGTTCCCAAAAACGGGATTCGGCGCTACCATGGCGCCCATGGCCCCCAAGATCGTCACGCCGCGCGAGACCGCGCTGCAGGTCATCGAGCTGATCGCCGAGGGTTACTCGATGCGCGAGGCGTGCCGGCAGCTGAAGGTCGGCAACCATGCGTTCAGGTTGTGGTGCGAGCGCGACCCTGACATCGCGTCACAATACGCGCGGGCGCGAGAGGTTGGGGACGAGATCCTGGCTGACGAGATCCAGGACATCGCCGACGAGCCGGTGAGCGACGACGCCTTGACGGCTGGCGCCTTCGAGCAGAGGCGCCGGGCTCGCATCGACAGCAGAAAGTGGATCCTGGCCCGCCGCCGACCGACCAAGTGGGGCGACCGGGTCGGCATCGAGCACAGCGGCAGCCTGACGCTCGATCAGGTCATCGGGCAGACGCTTGGACTCCTACCGCAACAGCAAACTCTTACAGGTAGCCAGTCGCCTGCCGAGAATGTTGAAAAATCCGACGCGGGGGACGGATGACGTTGGACGGGCTGGCGCTGACGACTCTGCAGCGCTGGCGCGCCGATCCCGTCGCCTTCGTGCGGGAGAACTTCAAGGTCGAGCCTGACGCTTGGCAAGTTGATGCGCTGCAAGCGTTTGCGGACCCGAAGAAGCCGCTTGTGTCGCTGCAGGCATGCGCCGGCCCCGGCAAGAGCGCGGTTCTGGCCTGGTGCGGGCTGTGGTTCCTGGCGTGCCAGGGGGAACCCGGCGACCACCCGAAGGGCTACGCGGTCTCGGTGACCAGCGACAACCTGCGCAGCAACCTGTGGCCGGAGCTGGCCAAGTGGATGCAGCGCAGCCCGTTCCTGTCGCACTGCTTTGAGTGGACGTCGAGCCGCGTGACGTTGCGTTCGAAGCCGGCGACGTGGTTCCTGGAGGCGAGGAGCTGGCCGAAGACCGCGAGCCCGGAGGAGCAGGGCAAGACGCTGTCCGGCCTGCACGGCGGGTATGTGGCCGCCCTGATCGACGAGTCGGGCGCGATCCCGTCGGCCGTGAGCCGGGCGGCGCAGCAAGCGCTGTCGACCGACGTCCGGTTCGGGTGCGTGATGCAGGCGGGAAACCCGCTGACCACGACGGGCATGCTGCACGAGGCGGCGCAGAGCGGTGCTTGGCACGTCATCCGCGTCACCGGCGACCCCGACGACCCGAAGCGGTCGCCGCGCGTGTCGATCGAGTGGGCGCGGCAGCAGATCGCCACCTACGGCCGCGACAACCCGTGGGTGCAGGCCTACATCCTGGGCCAGTTCCCGGCGGGGGGCATCAACCAGCTGCTGAGCGCAGACGAGATCCGCGCGGCGATGAAGCGGACGCTGCGCGAGCAGGACGTGGCGCACGCGGCCAGGATCCTCGGCGTTGACGTGGCGCGCGAGGGCGACGACGCATCCTGCGCGATCCAGCGGCAGGGCTTGGTGGCCTACCAGCCGAAGCGGTGGCGCAACATCGACTCGATCCAGGGCGCCGGTTCGATCGCGCGCCTGTGGCAGGATTGGGACGCCGACGCGGTGTTCATCGACAACACCGGCGGTTTCGGCGGCGGCTGGGTGGACCAGCTCAAGGCGTTGAACTTCGCCCCGCGCGGCGTGAACTTCAGCGAGGAGCCCAGCGACCGCCGCTACCTGAACAAGCGGGCGGAGATGTACTTCCTGCTGGCCGAGTGGGTGCGGGCTGGCGGCTGCCTGCCGGACGTGCCGGATCTCGTGGCGGAGCTGTCGACGCAGACCTACTCGTTCAAGGGCGACAGGGTCCAGCTCGAGGACAAGCGCCAGCTCAAGGCTCGGCTCGGTCGCAGCCCCGACATCGCCGACGCGCTGGCGCTGACGTTCGCGCATCCGGTGGCAGCTCGCCGCAACGGGCAGCGCGACACCCTGAAGCGAATCCTGGACGCCGGCAGCTCGCGGCGCCGCGACTACAACCCGTTTGCGAGGATGTGAGATGCGCCGCCAAGCCATCCCCCTGGACGAGCGAGGCAATCCGCTGGGCGACGCGCACCATCGCACGCGCATTCCCGACGCTGTGGTGAAGGCGATCCGCGATGAGGCGGAACGAGACGGGATCGGCTGGAAGATGATGGCCAAGCGGCATCCGGAGCTGGTGGCGGACTGGATCCGCGACGTCCTGCGCTACAGGCGCCGTGCGACGATCCCGCGACGGTGGCGCTACGTCGATGCGCCTTTGCACGCGGACGCGCCGCGGCTGTGCGAAGGGGGGGGCATACCTCCGAGCCCGCCGACCTAGCGTCCCGCCACGATGATCGAAGTCCGGGCCATCGAGGTCGTGACAGTGCGTGCGCTTGGCTCGGATCTGTTGCGTCGTCACTACGACGAAGTCGCGCTCAACAAGGACATCTGCCAGCTTGAGCCCGACTGGGCCAAGCTGGAGCAGTTGGAGCGCGCGGGTGCGCTGGTGGCCTGCGGCGCCTGGCAGGGCGAGGAGCTGGTCGGCTACGCGAGCAGCATCGTGACGACGCTGATGCACTACGCGAGCGTCGTCGTCTGCCAGAACCACGCGCTGTTCGTCGACCCGTCGCACCGCGGCGCGCGTGTGTTCCGCGACATGCGAGCCTGGACCAAGGCGGAGGCGGCCCGGCGCGGCGCGAAGCTGGTGCTCTGGCACGCGAAGCAGGGCTCGCCGCTCGATCGCATCTTGGTCCATTCGTGCCAGGTGCAGGACATCATCTACTCGGAGCGGGTCTGATGGGCGTCACCACCGCTGTTGCTGCTGTGGTGTCCGCTGCTGCGGCTGCTGGCGGGGCTGCGTATGCGGCTGACCAAGGCGAGCAGCAGAAGCGGCAGCAGCGCCGCAACCTCGCCGCGCAGCAGAAGGCGCAAGAGGATGCCCTGGCGCAGTCTGCCGGCGAGGCGCAGCGCGCTGAGGAGGAGATCGCGCAGCAGCAGAAGCAGGGGCCGGACGTGGCCCGCATCCTCGCCGCCGAGCTGCTGAATCCGCCACGCGGCCAACGGCTGTCGGGTCCAAGCGGCGTCACCGGAGAGATCCCCATCGGCCGCAAGAACCTTCTGGGTGAGTGATGTACCGCCCAGAGAAGGATCGCAGCTACTACCTCGCGCGGCACGCGAAGCTGCTGGTCGAGCGGTCGACGTGGGACAGCGAAGCGCGCGACGTCGCCGACTACCACAACCCGCGCCTCGGCCGCTGGGTGACCACCGATCGCAACGTCGGCGGCAAGCGCCCGCGCAAGATCATCGACTCGACGGCCACGTTCGCTGTGCGTGCGCTGGTGGCCGGGATGATGTCCGGAGCGTCGTCGCCGGGTCGCCAGTGGTTCCGCTGGGTGCCGCGGGATCCCGACATCGCGAAGCGCCACAGCGCGCGCAAGTGGGCCGAGCACGCGACGCAGATGACGGAGCGCATGCTGCGTCGCAGCAACACGTACCGGGCTCTGCCGCAGATGTACGAGGAGCTAGGCCTGTTCGGCACCGGGCCGGCGATCCTGGAGCCGCACCCACGGCGAGGCATCCACCTCTACCCGATGACGTGGGGCCAGTACTGCATCGAGAACGACTGGGAAGGCAACGTCACCTCGGTCTACCGCGAGTTCGAAACCACGGTCGGCGAGCTCGTGGCGCACTTCGGCTACGACCGAGCCTGCAGCGCAACGCGGCACAACTGGGATCGCCGCAACTACGAGCACGAGGTGCGGATCGTCCACGCGATCGAGCCCGTGCACGACATGGTCACGATGGGGCTCGGCGGCAGCGAGCAGAGGTGGACCAGCGTCTACATCGAGCACGGCGACGACGGCAACAAGCAGTTGCTCGACGAGCACGAATACGACCGTTTCCCGGTGCTGTGCCCTCGCTGGGAAGTGACCAGCAACGACGCGTACGGCCGCGGTCTGGCGATGGCCACGCTCGGCGACGTGATGCAGCTGCAGCACATGCAGCTGCAGAAGGCCAAGGCGATCGAGTACCAGGTCGAGCCGCCGCTCGACATCCCCGGCGACGTCAAGAACCGCGACATCGACCGCTTGCCTGGCGGGTTGACCTCGACGAGCGGCGGCGAGCGCATCCAGGCGATGTGGGAAGTGCGGCTGAACCTGGCCGACCTGAAGCAGTCCGAGGACGAGATCCGGCAGCGGCTGCGAACGAACTACTTCACCGACCTGTTCTTGATGCTGGCGAGCAGCGATCGCCGGCAGATGACGGCGACCGAAGTGGCAGAGCGGCACCAGGAGAAGCTGTTGATGCTCGGCCCGGTCTACGAGCGGATGCACACGGAGCTGTTCGAGCCCTTGGTCGAGTTCGCCTTTTACGAGGCGATGAAGCGCGGCGAGATCATGCCGCCGCCGCCGGAGCTCGCGGGGGCAGAGCTTGGCATCGAGTTCGTGAGCATGCTGGCGCAGGCGCAGCGAGCTGTCGGAACGGTTGCCGTCGACCGCGTGCTGGCCGTGGTGCAGGCGGTGGGCGCGGTTGGCCGGCCGGAAGCCGCCGACAAGCTGGACCCCGACGCGCTGCTCGACTTCTACTCCGACGCGCTTGGTGCCCCGGTGGACATCCTCCGTTCGACCGAGGAAGTGCAGGCGCTGCGGCAGGCTCGCGCGGCCGCGCAGGCCGAGGCGAAGAAGGCCGAGATGATGGCGGTGCACGCGGGCGCGGCTCGCGACATGGCCTCGGCTCCGACCGACCAACGCAACGCGCTGACCGACGTCGTCGGCATGTTCAGCGGCTACGGCACGCCGGGGGCCGCGTGAACATCGACTTCGAGAAGGCCGGCAGCATCCGCAACGCCGAGGCTCGCGAGAAGCGCCTTGCGCTGAGCCGCGCTGTCGCCTCGGCGGCCTCCGAAACGGCGGGCGGCGGCGCGCTGCAGAGCGTCGCGGTCGCGTTCACCGACGGCGATGCCGTGCGCACCGTGACCGTCACCGATGCGGACGTCACTGCGGGGGATCTGATCCTCTGCGGCGTGCGTCGCGTGGTGGCCAGCGAAGACGCGGACTCCGTCCACACCTACGTCGTCAACGTCATCGCTGTTCGCGCTGGCGAGTTCGACGTGCGCATCGAGGCGCTGCAGTTGGGCCAGCCCGACGGCACGGCTCCGAACGAGACGGTCGAACTCATCTACACACGGGAGACTCGATAATGCCCCTCGCAGTATCTGCGCACGGCCAGAACCCTGCCGCGCTCAACAGAGTGATTCGCACCGACAGCAGCGGTGGCGTCTTGGTGCGCTGCCATTCGCTGGCGTGGACAGAGGAAGGAACCTACTTCCGCGCGACCAACGCGACGCTGGGCACCGGCGTGGCGATGGGCATCCAAACTGCGTTCAGCGCCACGGCCAACGTGCTGTTGTTGCTGCGAAGCGGAAGCGCCACCAAGCGGATCACTCCGCACTACATCCGGCTCATCAACACGGCTGCCGGCGCCAGCACCACAAGCAGCAACGTCGCGGTTGTGCTGGACACGGCCAACCGCTACAGCTCCGGCGGCACGGATCTCACCGGAAACATCGCGAACGCGATCAGCAGCGTTGCCCCGAGCGGCAGCGCGGTAGACGTGCTGCGCTTCAACTGCACGGCAGCGGCTGCGGTGGCCGCGCGCACGGTCGGGCGTGCCATCCTGAAGACGCAAGCGGCACCATGCTGGACGGTCGGCGACGAGGTGCTGTTGACGTTTGGCGACCCGGCTCTCGGCGTGCAGGCCGGTGCCCTCAACGGCGCGGCGTCGGTCGCCATCACGAAGAACTTCGGCCCGTGCGTGCTGCAGGGGCAAAACCACTGCCTGCTCGTGCACATGTGGAACCCCGCCAACGCCACCACCGCGCCAAGCTGGGAGTTCGAAATCGCGTGGTGGGAGAGGGACGTATGAGCGCCACCGGGTACATCGCTGGGCTGACCCTGACCGCCGTCGGGGCTGGGGCCGTCGTGTTCGAGACCGCGGCCGGGCCGCAAGACTGGACGGTGCTTGCCCTGCTGGCCGCCGTGGTGCTGGGCATCGGCGGGAAGCTGGTGCACACCGCCGAGAAGCAGGTGAACGTCGTCGGGGAGCTGGCGACGAACATCAAGCTGCTCACCGCGCAGATTGCCGAGGACACGCGCACGCGGACGAGCGAGTGGACGATGCTGAAGGCCGACCTGCATCAGTTGCCGGCGAAATTGGCCGACGAGATTGATCGCATCGTTGCAGAGGAGATCGAGCGCATCCGGAGGGTGTCGTGAGGCGCCTCGGCTTGGCGTTGGCCGGCGGCGGCCTGCTGGCGGCGGCATGCCTTGGCACCGCGGCCCGAGAGACCGCCACGCTGCCGGCACTGCAGAACGCCTGGCAGAGCCTGCGCGAGCAGTGCGCGCGGGAGGTGGTGGCGTCCGGCGAAGTCGCGGCTGCCGGCGACATCATGGCGGCCGACGATGCCCTGGCATCCGGAGACGCGACCCGCATCGCCGCGGTGAACTGGACGCGGTTGGAGGCCCTGGCCGAGGGAGACGTGACCCGTCGAGCCGCAGCCGGGGACCTGTCCCCTGGCGCCGCTGGCTTGCTGAGTCAGCGGGTCAGCTTGTTCCGTGAGGCGCGCATCGCGTTCGTGACGGTGACACCATGAGCAAGGCCATCGACGATCTTTTCCACCAAGCGCTGAAGGACACCGGAGTGCGGGTGCAAGCCTCCGCGGCAGGCATCGCCACGTTTGCCGCCGAGCAGGCGAGCGCGCTGGCTGGATGCGTCGGGCTGCCGGGCTTCGACGAGGCGGTGAAGGCCGCGACGGACAACGTCGCGCTGTTCGCGGGGATCCGGGCTGCTCGAGAGGGAGACGCGGCAGACGCCAAGGCTCGCGGCTTGGTGGTTGGCCTGCTGCTCGGCCTCGCACGTTAGGGGGGGGCATACCCCCCGGTTGTGCTGCATAGCGTCCGCGCGTGAGTTCAGAGCACGACCCGCTCGACCTGGACGGTAATCAGCAGCGACGCGAGGCCCAACAGGCCAAGAGTCGCCACGAGACTGAACAGGAGGCGGCCGACGTGGTCTGGCTCATGGGCGGCGTTCGCGGTCGGCGGATCATCAACCGGCTTCTGGAAATCGCAGGCTATCCCACAGGAAACCCCTTCTCGCCGAACGCGGCGATCATGGGGTTCAACCTGGGTCTGCAGGAGATCCCGAAGCGGTTCATGGTGCTGATCGATGCGCACTGCCCGGACCTCTACGTGCAGTTGAGGAGAGAAGCGCATGACCGCAGCAGCAGTGACCGGGGCCGGAAACGCAACTGACAGCCCCGCACAGCCGGCAACGCCTGGACAGGCCGCAGCGCCTGCGCCAGCCGTTCCGCAGCAGCAGGCAGCGCAGCCGGCAGCCACCAAGCAGCCGGCGCAGGATGCTTCGCCGAAGGCCGACACCGCCGCGAAGACGGAGCCGCCGCGCTCTGTCATCGCCGACGCTCTGTCCAAGCTGGAGTCCGAGGCAGCGGGCGGCGCAAGTCAGCCGGCGTCCCCGTACGAGATCAAGGCTCCCCAGGGCATCCATGCCGACAGCGAGGTTCTCGCACAGTTCGGCAAGGCAGCCCAGGAGATGGCGATTGCACCCGAGCAAGCCCAGCGCATCGTCGACACGATGCTGCCGGCGATCCAGGCGCGGCAGACCGCGCAGATTCAGCAGGTCAGCGCGCAATGGCGCGAGAAGGCCATGCAGGATCCCGAGATCGGCGGGAAGAACTGGGACGCGACCATGCGATTTACCGCACTGGGGGCGCGCGAGCTGGGGTTCACGCCGGAGCTGATGGACATCCTGGATCGCTCCGGTCTGGCCAATCACCCCGACCTGATCCGCAGCGTGCGGAACGCGGGTCAACGATTGGCGCAAACCGGTCGGCTGGTCATCGGCAAGGCAAACCCGGCCCCACAGCCAAAGAGCCTTGGCGACCTGTTGTTCGCAGACGTGAAGCCCCACTGAGGGCGGAGCTAGCCAGTGTCTACCACTCACCCGACCATCGCCGACGTCGTCAAGCGCCAGGACCCCAACGGGGCCATCGCGAAGATCGTCGAGCTGCAGAACCAAAAGAACGAGCTCTATGCGCGCATGCCGGCCATGGAGAGCAATCAGGGCTTCAGCAACCTGACCACCCTGCGCACCAGCTTGTCGACCCCCGGCTGGCGCAAGATCAACCAGAACCGGCAGCCGAGCAAGAACACCTCGGCGCAGGTGACCGACTCGATCGGCATCCTCGAAGACTGGAACGAAATCGACCAGATCGCCGCGGACATGAACGGCAACAGCCGGGATTGGATGGCCTCCGAGCAGAGCGGCACGATCGAAGCGATGGTGCAGACCATCAGCGCGACCACGTTCAACGGGAACGAAGGTCTGGTGCCGGAGAGCTTCACCGGCTTCCGGGAGCGCTACAACAACACCAACTCGGTGTTCGGCAGCTCCGAGAACATCATCGTCGGCAGCGGCACGTCTTCGGACTCGTGCTACTCCATCTACCTCATCGGCATGGGGCCGGATGCCGCGCACTTCCTGTATCCGAAGGGCATGGTGGGCGGCCTGCAGGTGATGCCGGAAGGCTTGGTCACCAAGGAGTCGTCTGACGGCATGCGCAAGGTGTTTCGCACGCACTACCGCCAGTGCATCGGCCTCGGACTGCGCAACTGGCAGAAGTGCGGCCGCATCGCGAACATCAAGGTCAGCACGCTAATCGCCAGCGGCGCCACCGGCGACAACCTGGTGGATCTGATGATTCGCTTGGACGAGCGCGTGAAGAAGGAGAGCGACACCACCTACGTGTGGGTCATGAACCGCGATTGCCGCCTGTGGCTGCGCCTGCACTCCTTGGCGAAGGCCAGCGGCATGGTCAGCTTCGACAGCGTCGCCGGCAAGCGCGCGATGCAATTCGGCGACCACGAGATCCTGCAGCAGGATGCATTGGCTGCAACCGAGACGGCAAGCGCCCTGCTGTCGGTGGCCTGATCCACGGGCGGCCCTTCGGGGCCGCCTCCACAACCAAACGAGGAACCACCAATGGGACTTGTCGACCTGACCTACGAACTCTGCGACGCGACCGCGATCACCGTGACCAGCGGCGCGACCGCCGTCCTTGGCACCGGCGCCGCGATCAACACCGTGCGCGACATCGGACACGGCACGCCGCTGTATGTGCGCGTGACGCTCAACTCTGCCCTCAGCAGCGCCAGCGCCAGCAGCTTGCAGTTGCAACTCGTCACGGCGGACAACTCCGCCCTCACGACGAACGTCACCATCCTGCAGCTGTCGCCGGCCTACGCGACCTCGAGCACGGCGATCCCCGCCGGGCGCTTGCTGTGGGAGACCACGCTCCCCTCGGCTGGCCCGAACAAGTATCGGGCGTTCGTCGGGCTGCGTCAGACCAACGGCGGCAACACGTTGGACGCGGCCACCGTGAACGCGATGATCACCACGCACCAGATCAAGACGGACACCTTGCCGGATGCGGTGAACTGATGGCCGTTCACGACAATTTCCTGCAGCTGGCCAACAACGAAGACTTGACGGCTGGCACATGGACCGACCTTGGCGCCCTGGGCATCACTGCCTTGGGCTCGGTCGGCATCCGCGCAAGGGCGTCGCTGACGTCTCCCATCGACCTGAAGCTGCCCGGGTTCCAGGCGCGCAACCTGACGCTGTCGATCCTGTTCCCGACCCTGCCGGCTGGCGGTTCGGCGACGGCCTTCGGCATCAGCTTGGCCAGCTACGGCAACGGTGGCGACCCGCTGACCGACACCGGTCGCGTCACCGTGTGGAGCAACGCGGACATCGGGTCCGTTGCGGCTCCGGTGCTTGCCGCGCAGCGAGCGAACCGCATCGAGTACCAGATTGGCCTTGTGCCGTCGGTGCTGACGGTCGCCCGCTACCTGCGGCTCATCTACTGGATGGACCTCGGCGCCACCACGGCGCCGTCTGCTGGCCGCATCACGGCGATCATCGGCAACACCGAGATTCTGCCGCAGGGCTGGCTGCTCCGTGACGCAGTCAACTGACCATGAGCAACACCACGTTCGTCAAGTTCACCCGCGACCACGTCTACGATGCCAACGATGGCCGTGGCGGCGGTCTGCAGCCGAAGGGCTCGATCCTGGAGCTGGAGCCAGGCTGGCCGTTCTACGCGGACTGCATGCAGCGGGTGGACGAACGCGGTCGGCCGCTGCAGGACGAGGCCGAAGTGGTGGCGTCGCAGGCGAGCCGCGCCTTGGCCGACGCCGTCGCCAAGTCGACCAAGCGCCTGCAGCCTGACGAAGCAGCGGCGCCGCGTCGCTGACAGGGAGACCAGCCCGAGGGGTGACCGATGACGGTTCAGCTCACACCGGGCGCAGGCCCCAACTACACGTCGACGCTGTTCACTGCCGCCGTCAACGGCGTGGCGGCGACGGTCTATGGCCGCAGCAAGACGGGCAACCTCGGCAATCCGACGCTGTTCCCGTTCGGTGCGTGGCAGGTCTCGTGGCTCAAGATCGGCACCAACGAGACGCTGAGCATCGAGGTCACGCGCATCGCTGGGGCGATCACCTCGGCCCGCCTCTACCCCGACAACGTCGGCGCGACGGTCGTGGTGGCGTCGGGCAAGGCGCAGGTGACGGCGCCGCCTGACGTTCAGCTGCGGCTGGAGATCAACGGCGACCGGCGAGACGTGGTCTACCTGTTCTGCGACCCGCTGAAGCCGACCATCGACCCTGCGTCGGTGGCATTCGGCACGCTGGGCTCGGTGACCGAGTTCACGGCCGGCCAGAAGGTGCACTTCCCCGCCGGCACCTACGCGATCGGCGGCCCCTACACGGGCTCGCTGAGCGGCGACACCAACCCGATCTTGGCGACCGCGCGGCGCTTCAAGGTCAACAACAACTGCAGGATCTACATCGACGCCGGCGCGGTCATCGAGGGCAACTTCGACGTCACCGGCACGACGGGCGTCATCTTCGAGGGCGCGGGCGTGGTGAGCGGCCGCATCTACGACACCGGCGCGATTCAGAGCTCGCTCACGTACGAGGACGAGCAGACCTTCGCGCCGTTCATGACCACGATCGGCAGTACGCCCATCACCGACAACCGGCTGTCGGGCTTGGTCATCTGCGATGCGGCCGCGGCGATCACTTCGGGGGGCTTCTCGTCGATTGACCACTGCCATGCGATCAACCCGTGGTGGGGAGGCAGCGACGGTCTTGCGTTCATGGCGGCGCACCCGCTGACGTTCACCAGCACGATCACGAGCTGCCTGCTGCACGTTGGCGACGACGTGTTCTACCTCGAGACGCCGCTGCAAAACCACGTCATCCGCAAGTGCTTCGGGATCACGGCCAACAACGGCATCTTCACCTTCGGGTACTGGCCGCCGCCGCCGACTCCGTCGACCCGGCTAATCGAGGACTGCCACGCGATGCACCTCGGCCAGCAGGACACCGACGCATACCCGGCACCCATGGGCACGAGCCTGTACCCGTGGAAGGGGGTTCATGCCGTCGTCAAGTGCTGGATGGACGGCTACGAGAGCGAGGGGCGGTACTACGGCATCTACAACGTCACCTTCACCAACCTGCGCATTTACGGCACGGTGATGACGGCGCGAGCGTTGGCGATCCAGAACTACAGCTACCCGTACTTGTGGGGCGGCACGCAGCGCGAGCGGTTCGGGACGGCGGCGAGCTGGCTGTTCGACGGCTTCTACGTCGAGGCCGTCAACCCGATCCGCAAGTCGCTGATTGAAGGGTTCGACCGCAACAACACGCCTTGCAACCTGTCGTTCAACGACGTTCGCATCGGCGGGCGGCTGGTCGACGCCGGCAACTTCCTCGATTACTTCGCTCTCAACCAGCACCCGTACCACATTTACGTCGGAGGCCGCGCCTTGGTCACGATCGTCGACATCTGCAATCTCGCCCTGAGCCACATCGGCGAGTCCACGCCGGTGGCATCGGTGGCGCCGGCCGACGGAACCGCGGGAGCGGATGCCTGCAGCCGGTTTTACAACCTGGCGATCCAGGAGTGTCTAGAGCGGCATGCCTGGGGCTTCGCGACGCGGCGGCATGAGCTGGTGCTGGTCGACGACGAGGAACACCCGAACTACGAGCACGTCTACGAGGTTCCCGCCGACGTCTTGGCGCCGACCAAGGTGATGCGCGAGGGAGACCGCGACGACAGCGAGGGGATGCCTCGCGTGCAGTGGGTCATCGAGGACAACGCCGATGGCGATCGCCGGCTGTACACGAACCAGGAAGCGCTGACGCTGGTCTACGTCACCAGCTTGGCGAACCGCGACCGTTACTCGCCCCTGTTCATCACCTACGCCAGCTGGGTGCTGGCGGCGATGGTGGCGCCCTACCTGATGAAGGGCACCGCGGGAGCCGAGGCGGCGCTGCGCTGCGAACAGATGGCCGCGCTGAAGCTGCGCGAGGCCATGGCGCAGGACAACAAGGCGCGCAAGGTCATCGCGGACCACGTCCCCGGCGCGATCCGGGCGCGGGGCTGACGATGCGCACCCGCAAGTTCCAGGGCGCGTTTGCCGGCGGCGAGATCGCCCCGGGCATGCTGGGGCGCATCGAGGACGTGGCGTTTCAGGTCGGCGCCGCGCGCATCCGCAACATGCTGGTGCGGCCGCAGGGCAGCGTCGTAGGCCGGCCCGGCCTGCGGTTCCTGCGCGAGGCGGCCAACAGCGACGGCGTCGCGCTGCTGCGGTTCCGCTACAGCCAGGGCCAGAACTACGCGATCGAGGCCGGAGCCGGCTACTACCGCCTCCACACGCAGGGCGGCACGGTGCGGATCCCCTCGACGGTCTACAGCAGCGCCGTGACGGTGTCGGGCTTGGACCTGGGCACGGAGACCATCACGACCGCGACGCCGCACGGCATCGTCGACGGCGACCTGGTCGAGTTCGCGTGCAGCGGCACCTTCCCGACCTACAACAACGTGGTCGTGCAGAGCATGGGGCCAAGTGACTGGTTCTATGCCAAGGCCACGACCTCGACGACCATGCAGCTGTCGCTGACGAGCGGCGGCGCGACGCTCAACCTGTGGGCGACGTTCACCGGCACGCTCACGTTGCGCAAGGTCACGCGGGAAGCCGGCGCCCCGCCGCGGTTCGTGGCGAACCCGACGATCAGCTCGATCGACACCGGCACCGAAACGATCACCTGCGCGGCCAGCCATTTGCTTCAGCTGGGGGATCAAGTGCGTGTGCGCAGCACGGGCACCAACATCTCGATTGGCGGCGTGGTGGTGAAGAACACGACGACGCTCTACGCCAAGCCGGTCGACTTTCTTCGGCTGCAGCTCACGAATGTCGACGGCGTGGTGCAGAACATCACGGCGGCGGGCAGCGGCACGGTGCAGATCACGAAGGTCTATCGGGCGGGCTCGCTGGTGCTGAATGGTGGCAGCTACCACTGGGCGCGAACGTCGTTCCCCGCGGCCGGGGCGCTGGTGCCACTGACCTCGGACACCGCTTCCTGGTACGTGCAGCCATCCGACGGCCTGCTCAGCATCCCGCACACGCACACGCTCGCGCAGCTGCAGGCGTGCACCTACTCGCAGAACGCGGACGTGATGACGCTCGCGTTCGGCACGGCGCCCGCGCACGAGCTGCGCAGGTACGGGGCGATCGAGTGGGCGTACGAGCCTGTGCAGTTCTCGCCGACGGTGCCTGCGGTAGCCAACCTGCAGGTTGTTCCGACCTACGGACACCGCATCTTCCTCGCATGGGACAGCCGCACGCCAAACTTCGACCTGTTCACGCAGTTTGAGTCGAGGACGCAAAGCCAGCATAACCTGATCAACAATGACCTAGTCTACCTTGAGGAAATCGATCCAGGCGGTCCAGGCGGCGGCTGGCAGGGTCCGCCTAGCAGCGCATCTGCTGGGTACTTCACGGTCTCATACGCCACGCCCAACACGTTCCGGCTGCAGGACGAACAGCAGGTTGCTCGCCGGTGGGCTGCTTTTGCTCCTCCAGCGCCGTCTACGGTCAGCGGCGACTGCTACGTGCGGCGCGCGTCGCGCACGGAGACGGAGACCTACCGTGTCACCTGCGTCGCCCCCAACGGCCAGGAATCCGAGACCACGGGCGACGTCAGCATCGACAACGACCTGACCGTCGAGAACAGCTACAACACGCTCTCCTGGACGCACCCGAACGCGGGGGAACCAGGCTACAGCTTCCGCATCTACAAGAAGCGGGTCGGCGTGCTGGGCCTGATCGGCTCGACGGACGCCACGACGTTCCGCGACGACGGCATTCCGCCCGACATCGGGTTGACGCTGGGCATCGTCGACAAGTCGCTGAACACCGACAACCCGGCGGCGGTGGGTCACCAGGAACAGCGCCGATGGTTCGGCGGCATGCAGATGCGGCCGCAGACCATCCTGGGCAGCGTTTCGGGGCGTGACGGCGACTACGTCTACCACATCCCGTTGCTCGACACGGATCGCATCGACGCAACCTTGACGTGGCGAGAGGCATGCGCCATCCGGCACATCGTGCCGCTGCAGCAGATGCTGGTGCTGACGGACTCGGCGGAGTTCCGCGCTTCGCCGGTCAACAGCGACGCGCTGACACCGGACACCATCGGCATCCGCACGCAGAGCTTCGTCGGCTGCAGCCAGACCCGGCCGGAGATCGTCGAGACCAACTGTGTGTTCGAGGCGAGCCGCGGCGGGCACCTCTACGCGATCGGGTTCCGCCTGACGCAGGACGGCTACGTTCCAGAGGACATCAGCTTCCGCGCCTCGCACCTGTTCGACGGCCACGAGATCACCGAGCTGAGCTACGGGCGCGCGCCGCTGCCGCTGCTGTGGGCCAACAGCACCAGCAACCTGCTGCTGGCCTGCACCTACATTCCCGAACAGCAGATGGCCGCATGGACGCGGCACGACACGGGCGTCGGGATCAGCGGCTACGCCGACAGCGTCATCGAGTCGATCGTCGGGCTGACCGAGGCGGGAGAGGACACGGTCTACGCGGCCGTCCGGCGCTTCGGCAACCTCTACATCGAGTACATGGCGCCAGTGTCGACGGTGCTCGACAAGGTCGACGGCATCCGCCTGGACAGCAGCTTGAGCTTCCTCGGCGAGGTGACCGACGGCGCAACGGTGACGCTGGCGGTTGCCGCTGGCGACGAGTCGAGCGGCACGCTGGCGACCATCACGAGCAGCACCGCCAAGTTCGTGGCTGCCGACGCGACGGACGGCGCCGAGGTGTGGGTCCGGTTCGGCGGACCCACGGCCGAGGTCAGCAAGTTCCTGATTACGACCTACACCAGCCCAACCCAGGTCATCGCCCGCAGCCTGAACCGGTACGCGGTGTTGGGCGTGGCGCAGTCGACCTGGAGCATCGCGCGCAAGGTGTTCCGTGGGCTGGACCATCTCGAGGGGATCCCGGTCTACGCGGTGACGAACGGCGTGCAGCAGGGGCCGGTGACCGTGGCCAGCAACACCGCCACGTTTGCGGTGGCCGGCGACGTCGTGCATGTCGGCCTGCGCTACACCTGCGAGCTCGAAACGCTGCCGATGACCGTGGCCGTGGATGCGTTCTCGCAGGGCCGGGTGAAGAACGTGAACAAGGCGTGGCTGCGGACGCTGCAGACGGAGCGGTTCCAGGTCGGCGTGCCCAACCTGACCATGGTGCAGGTCGCGAAGCAGCAAGATGAACACGACATGACGCTGTTCCCCAACTGGAACGTCAACGGCGCGGTGCTGGTGCGCCAGCAGGAGCCGTATCCGATCATGGTGGTGGGCGTGGCCATCGAGGCCGAGGTGACGTGATATGAGTTCCTTCAGCTACTTGGCCTACCCTTGGCAGGCGACGCAGCAGCAGCCGACGCAGCCATCGACGGCGCCCACGGCTGCCGGCGTGGCGCGTGCGGCCGGCTTCTGGACGCAGATCGCTGGTAGCGCCTTCCAGGCGATCGGCACCTACTACGCCGCCAAGGCGCAGCAGGGGCAGCTTCGGTCGCAGGCGCTGTCGCTGGAGTTCGAGAAGAACATGGCCGCGATCAACGCGGGCGTGGCCGAGTTCGAGGCGAGCGAAGTGCGGCGGGCTGGCGAGCTGCAGGCGAGCGTGACTTCGGCGCGCTACACGCAGGCCAAGGCGCGGCAGGCGACGTCGGCGGCGGCGCGTGGCGTGCAGGGCGGCAGCGGCAGTGCGGCTGAGGCGATGGCCTCGACGGAGCTAGCGAAGCAGCAGGACGTGCAGCAGATCAACGCGAACACGGTGCGAGCGGCACGAGCGGCGCGCATGCAGGCCACGAACCAGCGGATCCGCGGCATGATGGCGGGCGTCTCGGCCAACAACCTGCGCAGCAGCGCCGACTCGATCAACCCAGGGCTGCAGACGTTCGGCAGCATCCTGGGCAGTGCCTCGAACCTGATCGGCCCGTACCGGAGGCGATGACAGATGGTCGTGATTCTCCCCAGCGTCGGCGCGCAGCCGTTCCAGGGTCCAGGGTTCGCGGCTCCGCGGACGGTGCCGACCGAGGACGCCACGGGCCAGCAGCTGTTCGGTGTCGGCCGCGGCCTGGAGCGCGCCGGCGCCACGGCGCGGATCGTCGGCCAGGAGCTGCAGGACGAATACGACGCCAACTTCGTGAAGCAGCTGGACACGCAGCTGTCGGAAGCTCTGCGCAAGCGGGTGGGCGAGTACCGGCAGCTGGCTGGCGGCAAGGCCATCGACGCGCAGCCGCGCACGATCGAGGAGCTGGACAAGGTTGCGGGCAAGCTGGGCGAGCAGGCACAGAACCCCGAGCAGCGCGAACTGTTCGCGTCGCTGTCGGCGCAGAAGCTGGCCGACGCCAGGAGCCTGGTCGAGGACCACGGGCGACGAGAGAACCGCAGCTTCGCCATGGGGCAGGCGCAGGCGCGGCTGCAGGAGAGCGAGGCGACGTTCTCGCTGTATGCCGGCACGGGCAACGAGAGCGCCGACGCAGCGGCGGCGAAGGCGCGGCTGACGGCGGAGCAGGAGGTGAACGCGCTGGCGGAGCTCGAAGGGTGGGCACCAGAGCAACGGGAGGCCATGCTGCGCCAGAGCCGAGACCGAATGCACGGTGTGGTGCTGGAGCGACTGGTGCAGCAGGCCCCGTCGGCCGCGATCAGCTACCTGGAGAGCATCCGCGGCGAAGTCAGCCCGCAGTTCCTTGCCCGCGCGGAGCGGGTGACCAAGACGGCCGGTGTGCAGGACCGCGCCCAGCGGCTGGCAGACGAGCTCGAGGCGAAGGGGGCCAACCTCACCGAGCGGATGGAGCTGCTGCAGCAGCAGTGGCAGAGCGGCGCGATCGAGGTCGACGTGCGCGACGCGGCCCGGCGTCGCCTGCGCGAGGCGGAACACGACCGGCGCGAAGAGCAGGCCTACGCCATCAACCAGCTCGAGAGGGAGGCGCGCGAGTGGTTTGCCGCCAACCCTCGCAAGTCGCTCGACGACAACCCCCTGCTACTGGAGCGCGCGACGTCGCTTGGTGTGGTGGGCAGCCTGCAACAGATCGAGGGCGGCCGGCCGCGGCGCACGGATCCTGAGTTCGAGCGCATGCTGCAGACCATTCCGATCGAGACGCTGCGGCAGATGTCGGACCAGCAGTTGACCGCCTTCCTTGGCCAGGGGCTGAGCGACCGCGACGCCGACGCCCGCTTCCAGTTCGTGCGCGGCAAGCAGGAGATCCGGACGAAAGAGGAGCGAATGAAGTCGTGGGGCCGAAGGCTCGACATCGTGCCGAAGAGCGGCAAGTGGAGCGACGCCGACCAGGAGGCCTACGACAAGTGGCGGGAGAACGTGGAAGACGAGGTCAACAAGCTTCGCGACAAGCGCGGGCGCGACCTCACCGACGCCGAGATCGAACTCGAGGTGATGAAGCCGAAGCTGCGCAACAAGGTTTACCTCGAAGAGGTCGGCTTCGATCCCGAGATGACGCTGGAGGCCGCGACGCTGCGAGGCCGGCAGGCAGAAGCCTACGTCATGGTCGGCGGCAAGAAGGTGTTCCTGGGCGATGTGCCGGAGGATCGCCGCGACGAGATCGTCGCTACGATGCGTCGCACCAACCCCAATGGCGCCATCGACGCGATCGACATCGTGCAGGCGTGGCTGCGCATGGGAAGCCCAGGCCCTGGCGATACCCGCGGGCGACAGGCCGCGGACCGCGACGCATCGCTAGGAAGCTGGCCGGCGTTCAGCCGCCCAACAGGCCAGAGCTTGTTCGACGCGACGCTTCGCTGGGAAGCTGACCGGCGTTCGGCCGCAGGATCCCGATGAGCGGCCTGCCTCCTGCGGTATCGATGGACGGGGGCGCTGACGACGCCGAAGCTCCCACCGTTCCCACCGTTCCCACCACGGTCGATGGCGGCCCGGTTGCTCCTGCCCCGCAGGATCCGCAACCCGCAGCGCCAGCTGCCCAGGAGCCGCAGCCTGGGTCGGTTGAGGAAGCAGTGCGGTGGGTGCAGCAGCAGCGACAGTCCGACTGGGCGGCCTCGATGCGGGCGGCGATCGACAGCGACCCGAGCACCTTCGCCGAGGCTCGCCGGCTGTCGCAGGAGCTCAACGTTCCGCTGACGCAGGCTGAGACCGACATCGACTTTCTGCGCAAGGTGGCGGTGGCGCGCCGGAACACGGCGCTGCAGACCAGCATGGCCGTGCCGGAGTGGTCGCGCGCCATGGAGGATCCGGCGTTCGCTCGCATGGCCTGGGACGACAGCGAGAACCTGTCGACCCTCGAGAGGCTGGCCGGTTCGTGGCAGCGCGGGCGGCTGATCAGCGAGCGCGGCGAGCTGGCGTCGATGGATCGCCGAGGGCAGCTTGACGAAGGCGGCCGGATGTACCTGGCGCAGGTCTCCGATCGGCTCCGTCGGTTGCCCGAAGGCCCGTTCATCCTGGGGCCGGTGTTCGAGTTCGCGGGCCAGCAGTTCGAGTCCGCCAAGGATGTCATCGCTGACGGCGTACTTGGCGCCATGGCGGCTGCCGTGCCGGCGGCGGCGTTGAGCGCGGCCGGCCCGCAGGTGGTGGCTGCCCCGCTGACCGTGCCCGCGGCCGCGGCGGCCGGCTTCGCGGTGGCTGGCGGCATGCGTTTGCTGCGCGAGCTGTTCGAGACTGAGTCGGGCAACAGCTACGCCGACATGATCGAGGCCGGCTACGACCCGAGCCGGGCGGCAGCTGCGTCGATCGGGGTCGGCATCGTCAACACGGCGCTGGAGGTGGCGGGCGGCGCGGTGGTCGGCGTGGCGTCGAGGCCGGCACGCCAGGCCCTTCGCCGCTGGATCGGCCGCGAGGTCGCCTCGGCGGTGACCCGGCCCGGCGTCGGCGGCGCGGTGGCCGGAGCCGTCAAGGACTACAGCGTCGCGATGCTGGGCGAGACGGCGACCGAGGTCGCGCAGGAGGTCAGCAACATCGTCGGCGAGTGGGCGGCGCGGCGGCCGGAAGACGCGGAGATCCCCGGCGACGTGCTCGACCGGTTGGTCGACGTGGCCGTGAAGACGGCGCAGGGCATGTCGGTGCTCGCCCTGCCTGGTGCCGTGGCCCGGTTCCGCTCCGACCGCAGCCGTGCGTCGGCGGCGCTCGAGAACAAGCGGAAGTGGGACCAGATCACGCAGGCCGTGCAGACCAGCAAGACGCTGCCGCGCGACCCGGACATGGTCGAGGGGTTCCTGGGTGAGGTGCTGAAGGGCAAGGCCCCCGACACCCTGTTCGTGGATGGCGCCGTGGCGGCCAAGGTGCTGCGCCAGATCGACAAGGAGACCACGGACGCCGGGCGCCTGGAGAAGGCCGCCTCCGAGCAGCTCGACAGCGTGGTGCCTGGCCTGAGCGAGCAGATCGCGCAGGCCGAGGCATCGGGCAGCATGGTGCAGATCCCGGCCGCCACGTTCGCGACGAAGCTGGCCGGCACGCGGCTCGGCCAGGCGCTCGACCCGCACGTCCGCATCGGCGACCCGGACGCGATGACCGCCACGGAGGCGCAAGCCTCGGAGGCGGCGATGCCGCAGATGGAGGCCGCGATGCGCTCCGCCGCGGCCACCGAACGCCAGCAGGGCAACGCTTCGACCCTGTCCAGCGACGAGATCGAGGTGCTGCAGCAGGACGAACGGCTGACGGCCGAGACCTCGCCGACGTGGCTGGAGCTGGTCGGCCGACGCCGCGAGGTGCAGCGGGAGCGCGCCGACCTGCGCACCAAGGGCCGCGCGGCCGGCGACCAGGACAACGACGCGATCCTGCAGCGCGACGCCGATCTGACGCAGGAGCTGGGGCGGCTCGACGACGAGTTCCGGCGGGTGTGGACCGACGAGGCCGCCGCCGAGGGCCAGCGGTTCGAGAAGGAGCTGCAACAAGCCGTCGCCGTGGCCGGTGCCACCGCCGAGATCCCGGCGGCGAAGATCCCGACCATCGCTGCGCTGTGGCGCGACAGCGTCGTGACCTTGGCCCGCCGCGAGTCCATGACGCCGCGGCAGTTCGCCGAGCGGTTCCGGCTGCGCCTCGAGGGGGCCACCGACCTGGCCGCGGCGCTGCGGCAGCCTGGCAAGCCCGCCGCGCTAGATACCGCCACCCCCGAGTTTCGTGCGTGGTTCGGCGAGTCGAAGGTGGTGGACGCCGAGGGCAAGCCGCTGGTGGTCTACCACGGCACCGACGCCAAGTTCACCGAGTTCGACCTGTCGAAGCTGGGCGATGCGCAGGGCAACGACGGAGACTTCGGCGCAGGCTTCTACTTCACGGCCGATCGCGATGCCGCGTCCGCTTACGGCTCCAACGTCGTGGAGGCGGTTGTGGCGTTGCGGAATCCGGTGTTCCTGAGCTACCGGCCGAGGAACCAAGAAGTCATCAATGCCGACCCGCTGTTGGCCATTGGTGGATGGACCAAGCAAGAGGAGGAGTTGCTTGCCAGAGGCGACACCAAGTCGGTTGGTGGCAAGCGAATCCGCGAGGTAGCCATGGCAGCCGGCTACGACGGCGTGGTTGTCGACGCCGACGGCGAGGCGTTCTCCGAAGTCGTCGCGTTCCAGCCGACGCAGATCAAGTCGCCCGACAACCGGGGCACCTTCGACCCGAATGACCCGAACATCTTGCGCCAAGAGGACCGCGGCGGCTACGACCCGAACCGGCTGGCGCTGCTGCTGACTCGGAAGTCCGACGCCAGCACGGTCGTGCACGAGCTGGGGCACTTCTACGTGGACGTGCTCATGCGGATGGCGCGCAACGGCGGGTCGGCGCGCACGCAGGCCGACGTCGCGGCGCTGGCGAAGTGGTGGGGCGTCGCCGACCTGGCGGCGTTCGATGCCCTGCCGGCGCAGCAGAAGGAGGCCAAGCTGGAGGCCTTCACCTACAACTTCGAGGACTACCTCGCGACCGGCAAGGCGCCGTCGCTGGAGCTGCAGGGCATCTTCGACCGGCTGCGCGCGTGGATGACTCGCATCTACGTCACGGTGCGCGATCGCCTGGCACGAGCCTACCGGCGCGAGTACGGCGAGGATCTCCCGGTGCTGACGCCCGACGTCCGGGCCGTGTTCGACGGGCTGCTGGCCAGCCAGGAGCAGGTCGAGCTGGCGGAGAAGGTGCGGGGGCAGTCGCTGCTGTTCGCGACGCCGGAGCAGCGGCAGGCCGCCGGGGTGACGCCGGAACGCTGGGCGGAGATCCAGGCGCTCGACGACGAGCGGAAACAGGCCGCCATTCGCGAGCTGACGCAGCAGACGCTCAGGAGAGCCGGGCGGATCGATGCGAGCCAGGAG